CAGCAACGATGAGGTCAGCCTTGTCTGTGCCACGAATCTGCTTGATAGCAGCTTCAGTCATCTTAGCAAGGATGTTGGTAGAGCCTGGAGTTGTGGTTGTACCAGTTGTGATTTGGTTTTGCCAGAAAGTCCAGTTAGCACGGTTAATACCACCGTATGTGCCAGTTGTAGGAGTAGCAGAAACAGCAGCAGCCAAACCATCAAGGTTCTTACCACCGTTACCTGTACCGTCACCGAACAAGTCGCCAGAAATGCGGTTCAACAAGCGAGCTTCAGAAACTTGCATACGACCATCCAAGAGGTCAATGATTGCTTCTTTGCTGCTGTTTTGGAGCATTTCCAAACCAGACATTGTTACAGCATCAGCGTACTGAGCAGTCTTGTATTGTGCTGCGCTGATTGGGCTGTCTGGTTGAATGTTCAATACTTCATAGCCGCTATATGAATTAGCGTTATTAGTATTTGGGTCGTTGTACATGATTTCTTCCAAAATCACATTACCGCCTGAGAATGGGCGAACATTGCCCTTCTGGTTCAAGCGTTGGAGGATTGCGTTGTTTTGTGTTAAGTTGTCTGCCAATTCACCGCTACGACTTTGAATAGTGGTAGCGATAATATCGGTAATCGCTGAGTTAGCAAATGCCATGATTATTATCCTTAAAAATGTTTAGTTAAACCCTGCGGCTCATTGCCTCACCTAATTGGTCTGCAATCAAGCTGCGTCTATCCTTTTTATCGCCAGGTTCTGCCACTTTTCCGCTAGGTGTAACGGATTTAGGACTTACTGCTGCCGCCTTCGCCTTCGCTACTTGCTGCGCTTTGATTGCTTGTTGTTTGGCATCTTTCAGGAGTCTTTCCTGTTCTAATGACCAAACTTCATCATTCATACGCACAGCTTTCTTGTAGGCTGTTTCGAGGTCTGGGGCTTTCCCTAACTCAAGTAGTTGAGCCATTTCTTCCCTTACCACATCAAAGTGAGGGTATTTCTCCTTATCACTTCGGTACTTCTCAATTTCATTCATTAAGCGCTGATTTTCTTCCTGCTGGAATCGGCTCTTAATGGTTGAAACCTCTTGATTTACCATATTTAACTGGCTCATCAGTTGTTGGGTGTATGGGTCAAGCTGTTGTGCTGACGCAACACTTTCACCATTTAATTGTATACCATAATCTCTTGCAAGTTGATGAAATAACTGGACTTTTTGCTCGTATGGAGCATTAGTCAGAATTTGTTCTGCTCTTGCTAAATTTTGAATGTATATAGTAGGCTCAATTCCACGCTGTTGTAAATTTTGAGCGAATGGTGCAACAGCTTCTTCATAGGCTCTAGCACGGTCAGCTTCAGCTTTGTATGTGCTTACGCCTTTTTTGTATTCAGACTCACGCTGGTTGGCGTATTCGGCAAATTTAACAAAGTCTTCACGACTAATTTGTTCGCCTTTTTCCATCTTGTCCCAAATTTGGACATATTCTTTCTTCCATGTAGATGGGCGAGTTATTGGCTTTTCCTCTTCAACCTCATCCGTATCCGCAGATTCAACAGCTTCAATGACTTCGGCAGGTTCTTCGTTGGAGTCAGTAGATGCTTCCGCCTCGACCTGTTCCTCGGCATTATTTTCTTCCACAATAGGGTCTTTTTCAGGCTCATCAATTTCCACCTCTTCTGGGGCTTCTAAAGTGCCTTGTTCAGCAGCCTCAATAGCTGCTTCTAACATACTTCTGCGGTCTAATTGCTCATCTGACATGGTTTTCTCCTAAGTTATCAGGTTATCTAAGTCTTGCATTTGCCATCTCAGCAATTTGGCGCTTGCGTTCTTCGTTGGATTTACGGCTAAGTTTGATTTCAGGATGCTTCATTGGTACATCATTACCCAATTCAATCATCCTGTGCTGTTTTAAATGGTTTCTATGGTGGCTACGGCTCTTAATCCATGTGCCGTCTACTTGGCTTATATAACCTTCAATGTCAGACATCACCATAGGCGCTTCACGCTTGGTCATTTCGACCTTTTGTTTCCATGCTTCTTCGGCTTCTGGTGTTCCTAGGGTATAACCCCAAAATTCAAGGTAATAATCTTTGTCAGATTTCTTCTGAGCTTCAATATGATTACCTTCAGACCAACCGCATTTTGGACAAATCATCACATTCTCCCTATAAGTTCAGGTACTCGGTCATATTCCTCTTGACGCAATGCAATAACAGAGTCATACCACCGAGCATTTTTCCAACGCCAACAAATAAAAGATTCTTGTGGTAATAAAACAACACATTTAACACCCAAAGCTCCAGCTAAATGGGCTGTTCCTGTGTCTACAGTCACAATTCCCTTCATAGCCTTCATGTGTGAGGCTGTTTTAGCCCAATCTTGCTTCCAACCATCATCAGGAAGTGGGTAAAAATTGCCAGTTTGTTCAGGATTGAGTGAATATGCGTCATCACCAACCAATTCAGTCATGTGTTCTATAGAAATTGACTTAATCCAATGCAATGTGCCTTTAGATGCAGACCAATTAACACCTATTTTCTTAGGTATATTGCTTGGGACAGCCTCAAAATATCCTTCTGAGCCTACAATTTTCTTTTGGCTGATAGGAAATAGGCTTTTAACATAAGGCATTGAGCAGTTTATGTAATGTGGCAAAGACATTGAGCCAATCCAGTAATCACATTCATGTCCTGGGCCTTCTTCTGTCAGATTGGTTAGTTGGTCAATACATTCCATTTGACCTAACACACCAAACAAAGCAGGAACAGTCAAAACTACTAGCTTTTTTGCGCCTAAAACCTTGAGTGCTGGCAGGAATCTAGCGTATTGGAATATATCGCCAAACCCTTGCTCCATTTGAACCACAATGGTTTTGCCTAATAAAGACTCGCCCATCCATGTTTTAGGTTTAGCTGGCTCACGCTTGTAAGGTATTAATTGATTACCAAGAATGTCTGGATGCCAACGCCATTCAAACTGTCTAAATCCTGCTGGGTAGCGACCTGCGTGTAGATGCTCGTATGCCAGCTTATATTGCTGGTGAGCATTTAAAGTATTAGAGCTAATAACGCTTCCTCATCGTCTAATTCTGCCAACCGTTTTGCTTCTAAAACTGCTAACTCTTGCTCTAGGCGGAGTTTTGCAGCTCTCATTGCTACTGCGGTTTGCAAATCTTGTTGCTGTTTCTCAAGATTAGCGATGTATCTGTCAATATTTGCTAGCTGTGACGGTATATCAACGCTAACTGCTTGATTGGATTGTACTTTATTTTGTTGTTTTGGTGCAACAGGTTTAGGGTCTACTAAATCAGAAATAACCTGTTTGCGTTTTTCGGCATCTAACTTTAATGCCTCAATGCGTTTTTCTTCTGCTTTACGCAGCTTTTTCTGTATGGCTTTATAACGCTTCCATTCTTCCGCAGTCCAACCATCACCACCTGTAGGGCCAGTAGGCGTAGGTGGTGTTATGACTATCTGAAACGCATCATTTTGAAATGCGGTTGGTTGAAAAGCGGTTTGAAACATTACGCTGTGTAAGTGCCAGAAGTTGTAAAGGTATGAATGGTATTACCACCACTAGAAGTTACAGTTCCGCCTGTGCCACGCTGAGAGCCAGAATAACTAATAATTACTATTCCAGAGCCGCCAGTTCCTCCATTTAAACCTCCAGCATTACCTCTAGCGCCGCCACCGCCACCGCCAGTATTAGCTGTTCCGTTTCCTGGTGATGAGCCTCCAGCCCCTCCTCCACCAGAACCGCCAGCACCGCCAGTTCCATTTAAATAATCGCCACCACCGCCACCACCAGCGTAAGTTACGGATGAGCCTGAAATAGAAGAAGCAGTCCCAGCACCACCAGCTCCACCTGTATTACTTGTTCCGTTAGAACCAGCAGAAGTTGCACCACCACCTCCGCCACCCTGAGAGCTTCCAGCGCCGCCAGAACCGCCATTGTTGCCTTGACCAGCAGTTCCAGATGATGTTCCTCCGCTTCCAGAGCCACCGCCACCAGAACCTCCATTTGCTCCAGCAATGTTTCCAGTAGCTCCACCTCCACCGCCTATTGATGTAACGGATATTGAGCTTATCGATGTGTTTCCACCACTTGTTCCTATTGAACCAGCGCTAGTAGCGCTATAAGTCCCACCAGCTCCAATAGTTATTGTATAAGCAGTTCCACTAGTTAATGTAGCTGTTGATGTTAAATAACCACCAGCTCCGCCACCACCTGCTCCATTTGTTGCTCCGCTTGCCGTTGAGCCACCGCCACCACCACCTGCTACAGAAAGATATGTAACAGAATATGTTTGAGTAGTAACTTGAATCCAAGCAACTCCAGAATAAATTTCAAAAGAATTTAAAGTAGTGTTATATCCTTGCTGACCAGCAACAGGACTTGACGGCCTACTAGCAGTAGTCCATGTGGCTGGCTGTATTCCAGTAATACCATCAATAATAACCGTCATAATCTATCCTTAAACTACTTCAACCCAAGAAGTTGTTTCTTCATCCCATTTATATAATTTGCCGTCTTGTGGCATAGGTGTTGGAGCTTCCCATGTCCATGTAGAATTATTCAAAACCCAGCTTGGAAATGGTTGTGGTGCGTAAAACACATCGTTTACAGCATCGTATGTATAGCCAATACCAGCGTAATTGCCACGCAAAGGTTCTTTGCCTTGAGTGTGTGTATTAGCAATAGTGTTATAACTAGTTTGAATCCAAGCGCCTGGGCTTGAATCTACGAATGTTTCAAAAAATTCAGGTTCAGCAACGATAACTTGCGTAACCTTTCCGTCTACTACTTTTGCAAAATGACCCATGATTTCTCCTTAAATTAGGCTGTAAATGTACCACTTGATGTAAATGTATGAATAGTGTTTCCACCAACAGAAGTAACTGTGCCGCCAGTTCCACGCTGTGCGCCAGTATATGCAACAACAACTACGCCAGAGCCGCCAGCACCACCAACACCTGATGTTGAGTAATTTCCTCCGCCACCGCCTCCTGTATTAGCAGAACCAGCGCCACCACTACCAGAGCCAGAACCAGCTCCGCCACCTCCAGTTCCTCCAGAGCCAGGAGAAGGGCCATAACTGTTTCCACCACCACCGCCACCACCAGCGTAATAATTTCCAGTTGGAGAAAAAACTATGCCTATACCACCATTTCCACAAGAACCAGATGCACCATTTCCACCAGCAGCTCCAGCACCGCCACCACCGCCAGAGCCATAGTTTGCAGTTGGATAGCCTGTACCACCGTTATATCCTTGACCAGATGTTCCAGAACCCCCAGAACCACCGCCGCCTGAACCAGAACAACCTCCGCCAGAACCGCCATTTCCACCTGGGTTATTTCCATAACCACCACCAATAGCTGTTTGACCAAATCCAGTAGAGTTTGTTCCTTGGGTTTGAGCCGCTCCACCGCCACCAATAGTTAAAGAATAAGATGTTCCTGGTGTTACAGTTGTTGTAGCTGAAATAGCTCCACCAGCACCTCCACCGCCACCGTTTGTGCTTCCGCCACCGCCACCGCCAGCAACAACTATGTATGAAACGCTATAAGATTGCGATGTAATAACAGTCCATGCAGTTCCTGAATAAATTTCAGTTTGATTTAAAGTCGTGTTATAACGGCATTGTCCTGCAACAGGACTAGCTGGTCTTTGCGCTGTTGTTCCAGTAGGTAATGTAAAACCGCCTGTTGTGCCACTAGCATCAATAATTCCAGAGCTTGCAGATAAAGCTAAAGTACCTGAAGTATCAGCCGTTACATTTAACGCTGTACCTGATGTTGTTCCTGCGGATATAGTAGATGCCATTATGCTGCCCTCACCATTGCTCCAGACATATATGTTTGCTGTCCACTTGCTGAAGCGTCATTTTGATAAAAAGCAGGGGAAGATGTAATATTTGTCCAACCCCATAATTCAACATAATCTGTAGAGCCATTTAAATAAACAACAGTTGATAAATTTATTACGCCATAATTTAAATAAGTGCCACTAAGATTTAACATATTACCTTTATATGCTGTTCCATTTTTATAAATAGCCATTTTGCTAATGCTGCCAAATGAGCTACCAGCAGTATTAAGACCAGCATTAATTTGATAATAACCAGCTACAGTTGGTGTAAAGCGATAATTTGTTGAATTATCAAAATTGTTATTTGTATCAAATTCTTCTGTTGCTAATTGAACTTTTGTCCATGTGCTTGCACTTACATTTTGTTGTGCTGAAATATAAGCACTAAAAGCTGGGCCATTTCCTGCCACATTGGTAGACAACATTGCTTGAGTAACTACAGCACTAGAACCTGTGCTGACAACTGTTCCAGTATTAGCTGGCAAAGTTAAAGTATTTGTTCCAGCAACGGCTGGAGCAGCAATGGTAATTGCGCCTGAAGTATCTCCAGAAACAACAATAGAACTCATAAGACCACCCATCTTGAGCCAGAAGGCACGGTTACGGATTGACCTGTAGCGACTGTTACAGGCCCTACGGACATTGCATTATAGCCACTTGCAATAGAAAAACTTGCTCCAACTGTGCCATTATTCATAACCAAACCGTTGCTTGCAACGATATTGGGGGCGGTTAAAGTTGAGCTTGCATAAGTAAAGCTAGAAGATGCTCCAAAAGCACCTGAATTGTTATATTGGACTTGTGTGTTTGAACCAGCAGGACTTACGCTTACGCTTGCCCATGTGCCATCACCACGCCAATAAGTGCTTGAAGATGCACCTGTTCCGCTATTAAGGTTAGTTACAGGTAAGTTACCAGTAACCTGAGTAGCCAAACTTACATTAGATAATGTGCCACCAAGAGTCAAACTACCGCTAGATGTAACTGTGCCAGTTAAGGTAATACCGTTTACCGTACCTGTGCCAGATACAGAAGTAACTGTGCCACTACCTTTGCTATTAAATGTAGACCAATCTGTGCTGGTTAAATAGCCGTTTTGTGTGCTTGTGGCGGCTGGCATAGCCAATGTAGGGGTAGTGCCACCTGTGCTTGTCATTGGAGCTGTAGCGCTGACAGAAGTAACAGGAGCAGTACCACTAGAAGCGGAAGTCAAACGACCTTGGGCATCTACGGTAATAGAAGCGTTGGTGTAAGACCCTGCTGATACGGCAGTATTAGCGAGGGCAATAGTTCCGCTTGTGGTAATTGTGCCACCAGATAGACCAGTTCCAGCTGTAATGCTGGTTACTGTTCCACCGCTTGATGGGCTTGTATTGGTTACAGTTAATACGCCATTGGCTGATTTGCTTACAGAGATACCTGTGCCAGCAGTTAAATCGGTGTTTTTCCAATAGCCGTTGCCACCGTCATAAGTAAGCAAGTTGCCATTAGCTACGCCATTTAGTTGAACATTGGAGTCTGTGCCGCCTAATGTAGAGCCAGGTTGTAGTAATACTTGAATAGAGCCTGAACCGCCGCTACCAGCATTAATAACAGTAGCAACTTCAAATTTAATGTTTGGTGCTGTTGGTTTGACATTAGTCATTAAACCGCCACCAGCAGGATTGTAATAAAGGGTGTCGTTATCTGCCCATGTTTCACCTGATGATGCGCCAGTAGTATTTATTCCATGCACTACACCAAATGTTGTAATACGACCAAATGCGTTTAAAGCAATGTTTTCTGTAGCTACACCAATAATTCCGTCATTGGTTGTTAAGTTTGCAGGTGATGGGCCAAATGTAATAACGCCAGAAGCGCCTACTGTGCCTGTTTTGCAGATTAATTGTCCTTCAGTAATGGCTGCTGATGCTTTACCGTAAATAAACAATTCTTCACCAATCTGTTGAGTGATGTTGCCACCACCCATACCAGCGTTCCATGAGCCTGTAGAGCCATCATACCAAAGTTTGCCAGCAGCTACAGTTACAGCAGAGCCATTATTGAACTGAATATAAGGGTTTGCACCATCAATTACAGGAGCAGATAATGTTGGGCCTGTGCCAAATACAAGGCTTCCAGAGCCAGTTTCATCGGTCACGGCTGCCGCTAAGTTAGCAGAAGATGGGGTTGCTGCCCATGTGCCTACTGCGGCTGTGCTAAAGCTAATTGTGCGGTTAGCAGATAAATCGCCACCGCCAGTTAAACCTGTTCCTGTAGAGATTGTGCGACTTGTTGGGACTGTGCCAGCAATATCAGGCTGAGTTAAAACTACTGCGCCTGTGTAACCGTTTACTGAGGTTACGCCATCAGTGTTGTCAATTTTTTCCCAAATAAGACCATCAAATACAGCCCAATCGCCTATTTGCCAATCAGTTACACCGTTAAGGTTGGTTGTACCTGCAACGCTGACAACATAATAAAACCCCTTAGTACCTACTGAAGATGTGAGTGTTGGGCTATTTGTTGAGGCGTTCCAAGTACCTTGATAGTTTAACGCACCAATGACTGCATCAGGAATCTGACCAATAGGTACTTTCCCTGCGCTATCCAATGTTGCTACGCCATTAGCTACGCCTTCAGCAGAAGTAGGAATATATCCTGATACTGTTGTGCCGCTAATTGAGCCACCAGTAATAGTGACATTGTTAGCATTTTGACTAGCCATTGTTCCTAAGCCAGTAATGTCTGTGCTTGGAATCGTAGAACTAGCGGTCATTGCGCTAGTGCCATTGCCTTTTACATAGCCAGTTAATGTAGAAGCGCCTGTACCACCGTTTGCTACAGGTACTGTGCCAACTAGCACATGGTCGTCATTCCAATCACTTGGGCGAATTAACGATGAGTCATCCCCATCAGGTATGGTTGATACCTTACTGTGCTTGACTGTAATAGCCATTATTGAACCCCAATAATTTTGCCGTCTTGACCACGAATAACTGTTTTAGGCCTGTTATGTTGAGCGTTAATTGTATCAACTAAAGCGGTAATTGCTTGTGCCATTTGGGCATTTCCTTGACCAATCGCATTAGCAATCGGTTGCATTGGATGTTCCATAGCATGAGCCAAAGATTCTTCAGTCATGTACGCTTGTGCGCCATCAGATTCATCAGCACCAATTCTAGCTACTTCAATCTTAGCGCCATTATTGATATGAGCAAGCAATACTTGGGTGTTACGCTCAGTCATAGACTTCATCTGAGCAACCTTCATTTGCATATCCATTTCCATCTGATTACGCTGTTCTTCGAGCTGGAATTTAAGCTGATTTTCTTGAGCTTGGTACTCTTGTTTAGCTTTTTCCAACTCCATTTGAGCTTGTAGCTTCTGCTGTTCTAGCTGAGATTGCATCTGTAACTGTTGCATCTTAGCTTGAGCGTCCATTTGAGCTTTTTGTAGCTCGATTGGCAATGGCTTAGGCTGACCTTCAGCTTGTTGTGCAGCAATACGCAATTTATCGGCTGTTTCGTCAATAATGCCTTCAAGTTGTTTACCAGCTTTGAACGCTGTTACGCCAAATTTAAGCATTTCTAGCGCCATTGGAGCTAATTCAGGAGCTTGTTGAACCATTGGCACAGCTTGTTGAATAAATCCGCCTACAGCTTGCAAGAAAGCCATACGGTCTTGCTTTTCTTGCTGCTCATCTTGGTAAATCATTGAGTCAGAGGTGACTTCAATGCGGAAATTCTTAGCTGCTTCGTCACGCAACAGGGCTAAAGCGTCAGGAATATGTACCTGGTCTTGTGGGCTTAACTGTTGTGCGCCAGAAATCTTGAGAATTGTGTCATCTGTGTAGTGATTGCAGATAATTTGTGCTTTAATGTTCAAAAGCATCGTTGCAAAATCTACTACAGCGTGTTGCTGAGTCTTTAAACGACCAGCAGCATTGTTAGATTTGATGATTTGAGCGCCCAATGTTTCGCTTGGGTCGGTCTGACCACGCTGAATATCGGCAATTCCCATCAATTCGTAGATTTGACCTTTCACTTGCTCCATTGCCTGATAGCAAGACATCAATGCAGATGCGAATGGGGCGAGGTCTACAAGGTCAATAGCGCCTTTCATGCCTTGTTTTTCAGCAAATGCCATCCAGTTATGAACTGGAATCATGGTGTTATTCTCGCCTTCAGAGAATAAGCGCTGTAGTTCAGATGCCGAGGCATCGTAAACGCCACGCACCTTCAATGCGTTAATTAAGCCATCAATTCTGTCACACAGAACATCTAATTCTCTTGCTTGGTCTTGGTAGATAACAAAGTCAGGAATCGGCTCAAGGCTGTCAGTTGTGAGCGTAGCATAGAGAGGCTTAGGGCAAGGCCAGAAGTTTTCAAGACCCAGAGGGTCATCACGCTCATCCAGTATCTTTCCGAGGGACTTAGATAACCACAATACTTTTCCTGTTTCTTTGTCCCAGATTTCATAGATTAGTGCCTCATAAACGCTGTCATCAGATTTGTAAGATTGCTTTAAATCATCAGGTTTTGTGTCTAATGGGATTGCATAACCTAAATCTTCGCCAAAACGCTCAACCAATGCTGGGCGTGACATATACACTTTGCGCCATACGGCTGTGACTTCTTCCCATGTACGAGCAATGGTGTGACCAAAGTCTTTCCAATGCACATAATCTACTGGGCTGCACTCATATTCGATGCGTTCTTGGTTTTCAATCTCCATTGCTTCTGGAGTTTCAGCCTCATCGGTATCTTCTGTAACGCTATAGCCATCTTCAGGTGCGCCATCAGCTTCGCCTGATTCTTCGCCAACAATATGTGGTTCATAACGAACCCAGCTAACGCCACGACCACCCAATAAGCGGTCAAGCACAGCATTGTTCATTGCGGACTTGTAGTCGCCATAATGCTCTAACTCGAACTCTAAGGCTCGCTCAAGCATCATTGAGGCTACACGCCCAATAGGGTCGTTATCTCTAAATCTACGGCTTACATCAGGTCTTGGAAGTCTTGCAAAGATAGCTGGCTGGATGGTTTGGACATTTGACCAAAGGATATTGAATCTAGCATTAGGATTGCGGTCATAACGGCTGTCATCCTTATACTTTTTGATAATGCGGTCTACTCTGGCTTCCCAACGCTTATAAGTGCGTTCATAACCCATGATGACCTTATACCAATCCTCATAAGTCTTATTTACCGTTGCCTTATCATTTGCCATCAAATTCTCCTATTCACTACGACTTTGGTGTCTTTCCACAGGTCATTTAGTGATACATCAGTTTGTCCTACAAAAACCCCTTTAATTGGGTCATCTTTTGTAACTATCTTCGCTTCTTCTTTCCAGACGATTGAAAGGTATCTAAATGCGTCTGCACCGTGAGAAGTCCAATCGTGTCTAGGTTTATCCCTAAAGACCTTCTTATCTTCGTCATACTCACGCTGATACTGCCGTAAACATTCAATACCATCTTCGCACTTATGGTCAAACCAAGCCCTAGTTAAAGCTAGACGACTTGCCTGTATTCCGTCTTGAAGTGACAAATTTGGCACAATTTTTAAAGATTTTAACGCAATTTTGTCAGAAAGTTGTTCAATTACCGACCTATTTGATGCTAATGTCTTTGCCCTTGCATCATGTGGAAGGTAATGATTGCCATAAATATAGCCTCGTTCCTTCTCTCTTGACTGTATTACGCCAGCATAAAACGCTACTGGCTGACCATTTGAATAGTGGTAATCCAATAATCGAATCTCGCCATGAACGACTTGGAAGAACCAAATAGCAGTATCGTCTGAATACCCCAAGTCCCAAGCCGTATGAACTGGGAACATAGGGTCATACTCAATATCCAAGATTCTGCCTTGGTCTGTAAGCTGACGCATCTCTTTACCGTAGTAAGCGCCAAGGATTGCAGATTCAAAGTCACATTCAAACTCTTGTAGATATTGGTCTTGGGTCATTATTTTGGCAGCATCTTCCAATTCTTCCTTGGAAATCAAGCCTGTTTGACTAGCCCTTAAGGTTTTGGCATACCAACTGGGGTCTTTGGTGGCGTTGTTATATATATCCCAGAAGGCGTTGTGACCTTTAGGCGTTCCAATGAAAACTGCCCATCCCAATCGGTCTGATAACAAAGGCCTAATAATCTCACCCCAAATACGAGGGCGCATATCTGCATACTCATCTAGGACAATCCCATCAAGGTATAAACCTCGTAAAGAGTCAGCATTATCAGCACCAAACAACCTAATCCTTGCGCCATTTATAAGTTCCACCCATAGTTCTGATTGATTCGCTTTAGCCATTACAGGCTTACTAAAGCGTAACAAATAGTCCCAGGCGATATTTTTGGCTTGGCTGTAATATGGTGCAACATAAGCGTAGCGACCATCCTCTTTGCCCTCAATTAGGGCTTTATAGATGAGTTCATTGATACAACTGACGGTTTTACCGCATCTACGATGGGCAACAATCACAGCCCAACGCTGTTGTCTTTCATGGAAGTCTAG